TCTTCTGCAAATACAGAATAAGCTAATAGAAACAGAGGACTTGAAATTGTTAAAAGTACAAATTCGTCCTTCCAGTCGCCTTTCTGGTTGTCTGCAATCTTGCCAGAAAATTCGATCTCGCCTCTTTTCATTTTTTCAATGTGAAGAAGTTTAGCTTCTGACATTGCAACATCAGCTGCTTTTTTATTTTTGTAAATCTCTAGTCCAGCTTTAATACCTGAACCGAATAATCCCCAAGGAATCATACTAGTACCAAGTTGCTGATTGTTTTCTAGCTTTGCCAGTACCTTTGACAGTTGTTTTGTCACCAGATGCAATGTAATTTTTGCCTCTAATGCTAGTATCACTTCTTTTATCTACTACTAAATTTTGAGAAGGTACTTTAACCGTCTTGCATTTTTTATAATTGTTCATATTAGCCTCGTTTTTTACTTTTACCAGCTTCTGAAAGAGCAATTGCAATAGCCTGTTTAGGGTTTTTTACAATTTTTCCTGACTTACCGCTGTGTAGTTTGCCAGATTTAAATTCCTTCATAACCTTTTTAACCTTTTTTTGTGACTTTGTCATCTTTTTCATTACTTTCCTCCTCTATTTTTCATTGAATTAGACATTATTTGTTTTGTAAGTGAAGTTTCAGCTCTTAATTCTGCTAAATCTTCATTTTGATCCATTTTATCTTCAGCAAGTTCTCTACTTTGCATTAGTTTTGCTCTTTCAAGTTCTGCTTTTTTAGTCATTTCCTCTTTTTTACGTTCATTTTCCATTGCACGTAAGTCAACTTCTCTAGATTTTAACATTAACAATGGATCAGAGTCAAATTGAGAGACAATTTTCTTCTCTTCGTTCATAAACTCTTCCGTCATTTCAGAAATTAACACTGCTTTTCTAGCTTCTATCTGTTGAGAGATTTGTTGAAGCTGTTGTTGAATTTGTGGGTTCATTTGTGCTTGTTGTTGCATCATCATCATTTGTTGAAACTGTTCTCTAAACTCTAATTGAACTTGTTCTTGAGCCATAATGCTGATGTGTTCTAAAATATTTTTTTGTATTGCAGCCATGATCATTGGATTGTTCTTTACAATGTTAGTTGACATAAAGTTTAAGTGAGATGTGATGTGTGCTCTGTGATCTTGACCAGGAAAAGCTTGGAAAGGTTTGCCACCTAACGCATCAATGTGTTCTAAAGATGGATCTTTAGGCATTGGAGGCGCAGGAGGTGGTAAAATCTGATCAACATTTTTTACACCAATTGCTGTGTACATATCTCTATACACTGCATACAAATTATGTATCTGTGGATTAGATGTAGCTAGTTGTAATTCTGTTTGAGCAAGAGTTATTCTTTGAGACATAGAAAAAATATTTGGATCAGCTACTGGAACGATATCTACTCTATCATCAAAGTCAGCTTGTTTAATTTCTCTTGCACCACCTACAACATCATATGGATAAACTGGTGGTAAATAGCTTGATATAACTTTTGCTAATAACTTAAATTCTTTTTTAAGACCTGTATATAATCTTTTATGAATTGCAGACATAACTTTTGATCCTCTTTCAAGAAGAGCAATCGTTGTGCCTACAGCTGCATTTTGATTTCCTTCTCCAACTTGCATTTCAGTAATTGATGCAAACCTCTGCCCAGCTTGAACTACAATACCCATTAGCGCTAATAAAGTTTGAGAAGGTTCTTTGTAAGGTAAAGGGTAGAACGCATCTCTCAACGATCCTCCAGGTGCATCAACATCTTTGAATTCACCAGGTTGAATCGGAGCCGCTTCATCTCTAACTCTTACACCTCTTTGTTTAAACCCAGCAGGTAAATTAGATAATGTACCAGCATCTAATAATTGACGGAGAGCAGTCGTTGCCGTTCTGCTCAATCCGCCAATCATGTGAATTAATCCAAAACCATAAAATCCTAGTCCTGGCAGAAATTTAAAGTGGACAAAATATTGGATCTTATTTTTCTTTGGATCATTGGGCGCATAGTTCCTTCTTATCGAAAGAACTTTAGTACTACCTTCTTCGATTGTAACGATGTAAGGTAGTTTGATACCAGTCGGTTCCCCGTCTGGACCAATATCTTCAAAACCTTCTAGATCTAAATTAATGTGACACTCCAGTAATGTATAGACATCATCTGGCTTGCCAGTTTTTTTAGTGCCTTCTAATTCTTTTTCTTTTTCAGAAACTTTATCTTCAGTAACAGCTGGTGGTGATAATTCTACGTCAGAATAAAATCCAGCAACTTGTTGTTTTCTTAAATCGTTTTCGGAAATTTTAATTGTATGAATGATTGATTCCGCATCGTCTAATGAGGTAGCCGTGTACGGAACAATCAAATCATCTGCAGGTACGAACTTTGATACAGCTCGTCCTAATAAATCATCGTAGTAAACTTTTTTAAATGATGATCCTGCTAAAGGTAAATGGAACAACATTTGATCGAACTCTGGTTCGTATTCACTCATCTGATCCATGATTTGATAATTCATGAAATCTTTTACACGTTGAGCTTGTTGTTCTTTTTGTGGTGTGACAGCTCCAAGAATTTGAGTTCTTACTGGACCATCACTTGGTAATAATTCTTTATAAGCCATTGCTTGAAACTGTGTAACAGCTTCAGCTAGTACAGGGTGCGTGGCACCTGATGCACCTTGAAAAGGTTCTGTTCTATTTTCGTATTTAAATCCTAAAAGATCTAGACCTTCCATGTAGGATTGTTCCCAATCTTTTCTAGACATTTTATAATCCATGTAATTATCTTTTAAGACACTGCCTAATGGATCTAAAACATCTTCTGGTAAAATGTCTGCTAAATTGTCAAAGTGAGAATTAGAACCAGGTACATTAACTGCTGATGGATCAAAATTAATAGTTGCTCCACCATCATCTTCTGGTGTTATCTCAACGGGACCTTTTTCTGTAACTTCCTCTTGAACTTGTACTTCTTCTCCTGCGCCTGGGACTTCTAATTCAGTACGAATTTCATTTGGGAGTGATTTATCGATATCTGCCATTTAAACTCCTGTGATTAATTAACATATTTTTTAAGAGATGCCAAGCCTTGATAGTTAGGCCCTCTTTTAGGTGGTATTGTTCTTGTTAAACTAGCTAGGCCTCCTGAAGCAAACTCTGTTTGTATTTTACCTGGAATAGGTATTGTTGTGCCATACACGTTTTCTGTTGTTTTAGAAGGAGAAGTAAATTTATCTCCAATAAAGTTTCCTATATCCATAAAAAGTTCTTTTTTAGGTATAAATCTTGTTCCTAATATTTCAGGGGAATAAAATCTTCGTTCTTTATTTGTCTGATAAATATCTTGAACTTTTTTTGTTCCTGATTCATATATATCAATATATTTCTGTATATCCTCTTCAGGCATATCAGAAATTTTTAAAACTGTATCATTGTATTGTTTTTCAAGTTGATTTTTTCTTCTCTGTAATGACATTAATTCATCATAACTAATTTGTGATCCTCTTTCAGTAGAACCTTCTTTATATTTTTTAAGTGCTTTTTCATAATTTAATTGTGCATCTTCAAATTTTTTTTTCTGATTATAAAAATCAAAAAATACTTCAGAACCTGGTTCTGTTTTTTTAATAAAATCTCTTTCTGATTCTCCAAGCATTCCATAAGTTAAAGTATTTAAAGTTCTGGACCAAGGAGCTCCTGCACCTGCTTCCATAGTTCCAAGTATTGGAGCAGCATAAACTTCTCCTTTTAATAAACCACTACCAAATGATTTTAATTTTGGATATTTTTTAAAAAATTCAATTTGATCAGCAGTAGCTGGATCAGGAATACCCATGAAACTTAATTTTCTATTTTTTACAGTATCTAAAGCTGTAACATAATTTGTGCTAGGTGGATTTTTTATAAGTGCCTCAATGTAAGCATCTCCTTTAAGATTATATAAATCTCCATAAATTTCTTTGATAACTTTTTCTTTTAATTTTGTATCAGTAATATATTTCGTTGCATGATATAAGGCATTATTCATTTTTTGAGTTTGCAATTGAAGATTTGTAAAAGGTTCAGCTTTAATACCTCCTGGAGCATTATGTCCAATAGCTAAAGAATTTTTTCCAAAATCCCTATCCATTAGATCTCCAAACTTAATTACATTTTTAGGATTTTTAGGATCAGGTACTTGTCTATTACGTAAATCATAATAACTTTTTGTAGTTTCATATACTTCATTAAATAATCCAGACTCTCTTCCTTTAAGTCTTAACAACGTGTTATCAAATACTTCACTGCCGTCATATGAAAAAGCTATATCTTTAAAAGAATATTTTTTACCTGGTTCCCATTTTAATTTTATATCTTCAAGAGTTAATTTACCTTTTGGTACTAATTTACCATCTACGGTTTTCATTTTAGAACGATCATAGAGTTGAATTCGAGACTCTAATTTATTAAAATTATTTCTATCCCAATGTCTAGTCACATAGTTCATAATGTTTTTATTTGGATCTGTAGAAAATTTTAAAAATTCTCCCTTGTCACCAAAGATAACTCCACCTTTAAGTCTTTCACTTGCAATAGTCATTGCATCTTGAAAAGTGTAATTAGTAATTGGTAAGTCTCTTTGACCGACTCTATTTAAGTAGTTAAAAGATTCTGCAAATTCATCATTCCAGTATTTACTTTTCTTTAAACCATTTAAAAAAGCATTTCCTCTAGAAGTTTCTCCTCCAACGCCAGATATTTCTGAAACCATTTGTCTTACAATACCACCAGAAGGTTTTCCAGAAGCTTTAATAGGTAAATTTTGTTCAACAATAATATCCAATGCTTTACCAACTTTATCTTCTGCTGTATCTAATGTAGATAATAAATCTTGAATCTCTTTAGCAACTCCAGCAACTTTAGTTGTACCTACTGTAGCTCCTTTTGAAGTTTTATTAATAATAGAAGTTTTAGCAGAAGGGTTATATTTTAAATCTAAATTATATTGTGTAATTAATTTTTTAGTTAAATCTAATTTTTTATTATTTAAGAATTGTTTACTATCCCAAAGTTTTCCTGATTTAGTGTCATACTCAACTACATTAGATACTTTTCTATATTCATCTTTATATTTATTTTGTAAATATTTTGTAAAAGAAGGAGCATCACTTAAATCACCCTTATCAAGAAGTTTATTAATTAAAGATTCATAACCATCAATAGCTTTATTTGTTAAATCTCTAAAGGCAGTTTCTTCCCCTGCATAGCCAAGTCTTCCTGGACCAGGTTGCACGGATTGTGGAACTTTACCTCCTGTATTAAAACCTTGTGTCGGTTCAGGGCTGTATTTTGAAATAGTATCATCGACATATTTTAAAATGTCCATAATTATTCTCCTAACATATAAGCAAGGCCACCTGATTTAAATCCTTTTTCTTCATCAACAATTCTTTTAAGTTCAGCGTGATCTGTTTCGTCTACATAAAAATCAACGTCTTTCATTTTACCTTCAGGATCAGGACGTACAGTAGCTTCTTCGTATTCTACTTTAGAAACTTGTTTTTGAGTTTTTTTACCTTCATCTACAACATCAGTAGTTTTGTTAAGACTTAATTGAATTTCTTTACCACCTTCATAAGGTGTTTTACCTTCAGCTCTAATAACAACTCCATTAGGAGTTTCATAAAGTTCAACTCCTCTATAAGACGTGACAGTTTCTCTTTCAATTGTACCAGCTTGTTTAGTGATATCTTTACCTTTAGCTTTAATAATTTTTATTAAATCAAAAACATAATTTGGAGGAGTATTAGCTGCTGTCTTAACCGTTTCAGCTGTCTTAACAACATCTTTTGCTTTTTCACCTCCTTTTAATAATCCACCTAAACCTGTTTTGACAGCAACGCCTGTTGCTGCAGCTCCACCAAACATTTTTAAAAGTGCTCTTCTAACTTTATCAATACCGCCAGCAGAAAAACCGACTCTACCTCCTGTTGCATGTTTAGTAATATCATCTCTTAATTTAAATTGATGTGTTGGTTTTAAAGTTTCAAAATCTACAGTGCCATCATCATAAATTTTAAATCTTTGATTCTCTGGTAGACCTGTCATGCCAAGTTCTTTCCAAACATTTTTATTGTTTGCTAACTCTGGTTTATTTTTTAATTCTTTAATCATATTAGGAAAGTTTTCTAATACATAATCCGATGTTTCATCTGGGTTGTTTTTTGCATTTTGAATAGTGTTTTCTAATCTAGCTATAATAGCTTCGGCTTTTGTAAATCTACCTTGCCCTGCAGGGTTTTGAGATCTATACTCAATTAGATCACTCATGGACATTTCAACAGGTTCTTCATCAAACATTGAATCAAACTCTTCTATGATAGCTTTTTCATCTTCTTTAATTGGATTAGGACGACCTTTAATTTTTTCTCTAATAAAAATTTTTCCATTATGATTTACCATTAAACCTTTTCCTTGACCTCTTGATAAAGCTACTTTCTCTCCGCTTAATAAACTTTCAATGCCCTCTAATTTTTCTTTTTTAGCAAGTTTAATAGCTTCTTCAGGGCTTAAAATAATTTTTGACATACCTTCAAATTTTCTTATTTTAGGTTCGTAAGTTGTATCAATGATGCCTTTAATTCCACTTGGTAAAGTTACTTCTGTGTCTGTTGTTTTTTGTTTAAGACGTTTACTAAAATCTTTAAACATATCTCTTGTTACAGCTGATTCAGGTCTAGCAACTTTGTCTGCGGTTGTTATTGATTTCTTACCAAATTTATTTTTGATAGACTCCATTAATAATTCAACTCCTTTTTTACCTGTGCCAAATTTGTAACCAATTCTTCCGCCCTCTTTTAAACCTGATGGATCAGGTTCTGTTTTAATACCTTTTAAAATAGCTTCTATTTCATCTGCAGAATAATCTGCATACGTTCCTTTACGAAGCATTAATTTTTTAAGTTCGTCTTGAAAACTTCTATTGTCGGTTTTGCTTTTAAATAAATCAATTGTGTCATCAACTAAATTTTGATTGAATCCTTTTTGAGACATAATACCTTCACCTTGTCTTGGAATATATTCTCCTTCTTTAGGCATCCAACCTTGAGGGTTCTGTGCTGAATACGGAGCATCAGGTCCTAACTTTTTAGAAAGATCTATTACATCTGCTTTTGGACCTTTAACAGTTTCTTTAATTCCTTTTCCTTCATAGAGATCTAATTCTCTAGTTTGCTTCATAATATAATCTATTTGCTGTTTAGTTAATTTTATATTATTTGATTTTGCATACATCATCACTTTAGCTAAAGCGCTATGTAATTCATCTGCAAGCTGTGGTGTTATTTGAGAGGCGGGTACGACTCTACCAAATCTTAAAAATAATGCATTTATAACTGACATTAATAATATACTCGTTTTCTAGGCGCTGTTTTTTCTTCAATGTAATCTTCAGGGTGTTGTAAAAGTCCTCCCTGTCTAAATCGCATGATCGCTT